CAATCCGCAAGGCAGCGGACTACTTAAATAATGGCAGACATCGGAACAACCGTTCGAACTTTCATTGCGGCAAAGACCGGCGTAGCCGCTTTGGTTGGCACGCGGATTTATCCGGACGTATTGCCGCAAGCTTACAGGGTTTCGAGCGGTGGTGCGTTGACGTACGTGGTTGTAAGCACACTACACGACACAAAGCTAAACGGGCTGGCTGGTGTCGCTCGATGCCGGATTGAGTTCACCGCTTACGCTTCGACACGAGCCGGAGCAAACGCGATAGCCGAAGCAATTAGAACTTGCGGACTGGTGGGTCATTACGGGGCGATGGGTACGATGCAGATTCTTTCGGTGAACATCGACAGCGGCAATCAGTCGCTCGACGAACTGCCAACGGACGGCGGACAGGAACACCGCTATCTGACGATTTTCGATTACCTAATCACCTACACGGAGAGCGTATAAATGACGCAGCGATTTCAGACCGGCAACTCGGCAACCTTGACTCTGTCCGGCACCCTAACGACCGGGATTACTACGGCATGGGTCGGCGATATCGTCTCGATCAACCCAGGCTCATGGGAGTTGGGTGAGCGCAACGTTAGCGTTCTTGCCGACACAGGATTTCATCGGATGGACCCGGCAGACTTGGCGACGCCGAACGAGATTAGCGGAACGATTTTCTTTCGCCCAACGCTCGGCATACCGTCGTTAGCTGGCAGCGTCTCGACGGCGACGATCACATTTCCGCAAGTGTCGACGGCTACAAGCGGCGTCACTCGCGCGACGCTTGCGGGGCAGGCGTTTTTCAAAACGTTTCAATTTCCGACGCTTGAAAACGACAATACCATGTCGGCGGAGTTTACGCTTCGCATGACCGGTGCGTCGCTTGCGTTCACTGCCGAGGCGTAATCGTGGCCGAAGAAATCGAAATCGAATTGACTGACCATATCGGCACCGGCCTTCGCGGCGAGCGTGTTGACCATGGTCAGTGGATTGTGAGGGCAGACGGTCAGCAAATTGGCTATCTGCCGAAGTGTGAGAATGCTTGGCTTGCGTGTATTGTGTCGATGGATGAGGCCCAACAGGCCGAGGTCATGGCCGCAGTCCAACGCAAGCTAGGCGGGAATATCCGAGGCGTTTCTTCGTTGCCGCCGGTTCGAGAGCAAGAGCTTCTTGACGGCGATGAAGATGATGAAATTGAAGACGAGTGGAGCTAATGGCAATCAGCAAAGAGCAATTGAAAAAGCGGTTCGAGCGTAAAACCAAAACGGTAACGGTAGAAGGCGACGAGCTTACGCTACGGATGCCGTCGCCGCTGGAGTGGTCACGTTATCAATCGTCACTGATCGACCCAAAGACTGGCAAGGGCGATCTAAGTCGCTTGGGCGTCGCTCAAATGATGCTCGTGGCGTCGATGCTCGTTGGCGATGACGGAAGGCCGCTTGTCGATAACTACGCGGAGCTAGACGGTCTCGACGCTGCTTATTACGAGCAGATCAAAGACGAATGTATAAGCTTCGCGACAGGCGGGAAGTTTGACCAAGAGGCGAAAAAAGTATTGGGGGAGTCAGAAGAAACCCCAAGCTGATCTTTGCTTGTCGGGTTTGTTTAGCGCTAGGGATCGACGATCCCGAAGCGTGGTTGGATCGGATTAGCCATAGAACGCTTGCGATATGGGAAGCATATTACAAAATCGAGCCATTTGGCAACGATTGGCAGCAGACGGCGGCAGTGCTTTCGATGCTAAGCGTGCAGCAGTCGATCACCGCAGCGACCGCAGGGCAGAAGATGACGGCACTTTCGCCGATCGACTTTTTGCCTAGCGATTCGCTGCCGTGGATTAAGCGATCTTGCCACGTTCAAAAAACTGGCGGGATCCGCGATGGGAAGTTGCAAACGAAATACATTCTTCAAAGTTTCGGATTTAACGCATGACAACGATTGCCGCGCTAAATGTCCGACTGGGAATGGACGCGAGCAACTTTTCGCAGGGCACGACGCTTGCAAGAAATGAAGTTGCAAAAGTTGTGCAGATCATGAATCAATCAATCCCGGCACATATCAAGATGCGTCGGGAGCTTGATTTGCTCGAAAAGTCTTTTAGCGAATCGGGAAAGAAAACCGCAACATACGCAAACGCGGTTCAGTCCGTTACCGACAAGTACGCCCCATTCACAAAGAAAACACAGGAGGCAAAAAAGGCTGCCGAAGAACTGGACCGAGTGCAACGCGAAGCCGTCGCGCACATGGTCCAAGATATGCAAATGGTCCAGAGGGCGACCGCACAAGCTAGTGCGATTATTCGCCAAAATGAAAGCCAACGCGATAAGCTTATTCGTCAGAGCCGTGAATTGTCGCAATCGTTCAAGGATGGGCGAATCTCAAGCGATCAATACAACAAGGCACTTGCGTCGCTTAATGCTCAACTTGCAAACACTGAAAAGCGAACAAGCGGAGCCCTAACCTACGTTAAGCAATTGGCAGCGGCTTGGCTTGGTTTTCAAACGGCAAAGAGCGTAATAAAGATCGCATCCGATATTGAAAACGCTTCGGTGCAATTTGAGGTTTTAACAGGATCTGCTCAAGCCGCTCAAAACATCTTAGCGGAAATGCGGACATTCGCCGCCGCTTCTCCGCTTTCGCTTTCTGCCGTTCAAAAGTCTGCCCAAGTGTTGATGAGCTTTGGGACGGCCACCGATCAGGTCATGGGCAAAGTGCGATTGCTTGGCGACATTACAGGCGGCAATCAGTTCCGCTTTGAAATGCTTTCGCTTGCATACGCTCAAGCTTCCGCCGCTGGCCGCTTGATGGGCCAAGACCTGTTGCAGATGGTCAACGCTGGTTTTAATCCGCTGCTTGAAATCAGCGACATGACCGGCGAGTCGATGTTAGAACTCAAGAAAAGAATGGAGGCTGGCGAGATATCGATTCAGATGGTCGATGCGGCAATGGCACGGGCGACTGGGCAAGGCGGCCGATTCGCTGGCATGACCGACAAGATGAGCAAGACCGCAAGCGGTGCTTATTCGCAAATGCTTTCGGCTGTTCAAGAATTAGCCGGAACAATTGGCGAAGACTTCCTGCCCTATCTTGCCGCAACCGCAAACGCAATCGAAAAGATCGTCCGAAGCATCATGGCGTTTTATAACGGCATGACCGCCACGCAAAAATCTATCTTGGCTGGCGTTGTAACGTTTGGGGCTCTCGCCGTTGGCATTCGCGTGGCAAGTGCAGCGATGGCCGCGTTTACGATCGCGACAAAGTCGGCGGCAATCGGTCAGGCGATCCTTCTATCGCTCTCAGGCCCTAAAGGGTGGGCATTACTTGCGGCCGGTGCCGTTGCGGCTGGCGTCGCCATCTATGGGATCTATAAGGCATACAATCAAGTCAACGAAGCGGCCAAGCAGACCGAAGAGCAAGCCCAAGTTATGAAGGGCACTTTTGCGAGCCTAGCGGCATCCGTGGACTCTGCCATCTCCGCATCGATCGACTCAGACCGAAGGCGAAAAAAGGAGTTTAACGACTCGCTAGCCGCACTAGGTGCTTACTCCGAAGCAATGGCAGGGCTTCAACAGGAAATAATCAAGCTCAAGTACACCGAAGATGAGTTGTACGAAATTCGCTTGAGATCGCAGGGGCTGAATGACGTTCAGGTCGCACAGGTGAAAGTGCTTCGCGATCAAGTAAAAGAGCTAGAGCGGAAGAAGCAACTAGGCGAAGAGTTTGCAAAGAGCCAAGAGAACGCATTGGCAGCGGCCAAGCAATTTTTCGACGCAGAGAAGCGAGCCGAGGAAGAGAAGCGACAGCGAGCAATCCAGGGCCCTGGAACAGCCGAAGTTGGATCATCGGAGGCAGCGAAGATAATCGCCGAAGCTTTCAATCGGCAGCAACAAGAACGGGCAGGCAGGCCCAAAGAGCCCGGGCAAAAGGAGTTCATTGCCAAGGCTCAAGAGCTATTAGTTGCCGAGACGGAGAACCGCAAAAAGCAGGAAGAGCTAATGCGGGCGATGAAGAAAGCGACAGACACAATGCTTGACACACGGGCCAAACTTTTCAGGAACTAACGAATGGCAGACGTCAGCGGCATAACGGCGATCAGGCCGACAGCGACAACAATCTTCCGGAACGTCCTATACGGTGCGACGGTGTCAGTCGGTCAGACGCTGGTTTATTCGACAGATAAGTACGTTCTAGCCGACGCCAACGCATCGGCGGTACTTGCCGCCGGCGAAGGCATCGCAATCACGCCGGGAGTGAATAACGGGTACGGGCTTATGGCAACGGGCGGGTCAATCATCCTGGTCGGCGCTACGCTAGCGGTCGGTAAGACGTACGTGGTCAGCGACACAGCAGGCGGAATTATGCCGATCGACGATTTATCAAGCGGCGACTATTCGACGATTCTTGGCACGGCATCCACCGCGACACAACTTGACCTGAACATTCGAGCAAGCGGAGCGCAAGTACCTTGACGCATCAACTAGTCGGCGAAGCAAGGGAAGGCGGCTTTTCGGTGCGATCGTCTAACGGCGTGCCGGTGCTCGAAGAGACTTACGTTTTTCGCGTCAAAGCAGACTCGAAGAACGCAAGCCGCTTGAGCGTGTCATATACGCCAGGGCTGCCGATCGTCAATCAAACGCTATCGGCTTTTGGGCTCTGTACCTGTCGAAGCAAGGACGCACAACGCGACCCCATCAATCCTATTTACTGGGACGTCACTTGTGAGTTTTCGAGCGAGGTAGAAGAGAATCAAGACAAAAAAGAAGGGACAGAGTTTGGTGCGTCGCCGGTCGAATGGATACCAATCTACGAAACGCGGTTTGAGCGATTGCAGGAAATCGTAAACGTTGACGCAAGTGGAACCCCGATTGTCAACTCGAAGAATGAAATGTTTCCAGATGGCATAAGCCGCGGACGATTTATTCCGATTTGGTCGTTTTTTCAATTCGAACCAGCGACTGTTACGGATGAACAAATCATTGATCGAAACGAGGTGGTGAACGCGGCGGCATTTCGCGGCAAAGCGATTAAGACGCTACTTTGCACAATCGTCAAAAGTAATATCGGATTTTACTACGGTCAAAAGCTTCGGTTTACCCACTACGAATTGCGGTACAACGTGCGGACGTGGCAACACAAGCGACTCGACATGGGCAGCGATGGCAAGCCGCTAAACGGCACAGGCGGGGCAGCGACCGGAGCCCCCGCGGTGTTGTCGTTCGATCAGTTCCCGACGTCTAACTTCTCATTTTTGAGGCTTCGCGGTGGCTGACGTATATGGATTTAACGCGGCGGACTCGGAAGCCCTAATCAGCATGATCGGCACCGGCGACAGCGTGCGGCGATTGGGCGGCGGCGGCGGCGGTGCAACGCTCTACCGCTTTGAAACGACCGCGGCATACACGTCAGGCACAAGCGTATCGGCGACAATCAAGACGATGGCAGGCACGACCTTCGCCAGCGGCGCGACGCTGAAAGATCCCGAAGCCATCTTCATGGGCATGGCATCAGGAACGAAGGGTTATTGCATCGCACAAGGCGGCGAATACTTTGCAATTCAGGCCGCATGTAATGCCGAAGAGGGCTATGTCTAATGGCCAAGCGATGGTTCGGTCCGCGGCCGACTCTCGGGTCATTTACGAGCACAACGCGGCATGGTTCATGCGGTTGTTGTCAATGCGGCGGGCTCAACAACGGGACCAACGTTTTCGACACGCCAGCAGGCGTCCGCGAAATGGTCAACTACTCCGCTTATCGAGATGGCTTGCGGGCGAAGCTTGTTATCTCTGGCGTCCAAGATGCACATTCAATCGAGTTGAGCGGCTACCATACCGACATCACCGGCATGAGCGGGCTAAACGGCACTTGGTATCTATCGGTTGAACGAACACAGTACGGTTGCATCTGGACGGCAGACGATTCGGAGCTTGTCGAGATCAGTTACAACATTTACCAAAACACGATTCCGTACGATTACGCGTACACGCTAAAGGCGAACATCGAAGCGAAATCGGCACGACCGACGAACGCGATTGAAGCGAACTTTTTTGCATTGTTGTCGCTTGGCCTAGTGCTTGACCTCGGGGCATTCAATCCAGGCGGATTGTCGCCACCGCCAGCAGGCGACCTCCACCCTGTTTTGGGGATCGAGTTCGTGCCGACGTCGGCACAATACGGCGAAGCGACCGACGTTGGCGTCACGTACAACACAAGCCGAATCGGCTGGGACGGGCCGAGAGTCTCGGACACGATCAGCGGCAATCTACGATTTTACAAATCGGTTTTCGGGGCGTGGGGCGACGTTACCGGCTACGATGATCCGGATTGGGTTGGGATCGATGACTTCTATGACACCGCGACGGACGAGTTTAAAACCGCTGGCACATTCACAGCGGAAATCGAGCGGCTATGATTTATTTCCGTTGCCCATGGTGCAAAAAAGGCGGCTATGTCGAAGGGCCGAAGGTTCGGTGTAGTTGCGGCAAGATGTACACCGGCGAAGAATTGGCCGCGGCTTGTGACAAGGCAACTATCCAATTTTCCCGGACAGTTGAGCTTCCTTGCATTTATCGCGGGCCGGAGATCCGCAAAATCGATTGCGGCTGCGAAGGAAACGCGATGCTGTACCAATGCGAGCGGCACGAACGATGCTTAGTGCGGCCGCTAATTAAGAGCACTTACCGCGGCCAGACCTGCGAGACTTGCAGCGATCGCGTCGACGTGGCGGACGCTACCGAAATCCTTACTTACCACTTCAACACACACAACCGCGAGCGATTGCGGGCGAACTACGCCCATTGGGCCGCGAAGCTTGGCAAGCGGCACACATGCTACGAAGTGGGCAACCGCGGCCAAGAGATCGGAGGTTCGGTTTACCTTCGAAGCGATCAAGCAATCTGGCAAAAGGAGCGGCTGATCAATTTGGCATTGGCAAGCGTCGGGCCGCATGTTCGTTACTTCGCGTGGATCGATCACGATTTGCTTTTTGAGCGGTCCGACTGGTTAGAGATCGGCACCGACCTGATCAACCGCGGTGCCGATTGCGTCCAGTTATTCGACGCGGTGGCATACTACGATCGCGACGGCCGAAAGATCGAAGATCGAGCCGGCAGCGCGGCGTCGTGGCAACGCAGAGGCGTAATTGACAACACGGCACCTGGAGGGGCTTGGATTGCGTCCGTGGAGTGGTTGCGAAGCATTGGTGGCGTCTACGATCGAAATATCTGCGGCGGCGGCGACGCTACGTTTTTCGAAGCGGTGACGGGTGCCAGGACGAACTACATAGAGAGGCAGGCGCGGCACCTTCGCGACGATTGCCAAGCCTACGTTCAGCGAGTCGGTCGGGCTTCCGTCGCTTTCGTGCCTGGAGTTGTCCGGCATCTTTGGCACGGAGATAGGGCGAATCGGCAGTACACAAGTCGTGACGAGATTTTGCAGCGGCACGATTTCGACCCGCAGCGAGATTTGGCGATCGCCGACAGTGGCCTCTACAAGCTTCGCGACCCGTTCGGGCAACTTGCGGCCGACATTCGGCAGTATTTTGCAGACCGGCGCGATGACGGCTAACCATTTCCTGCGGACCAACAAAAAGGTTGACAACTGATCACAAAACTATTTGGGAAATAATTGCCCGATTGGGCATTTTTTGTATCGACAATCAGCCGGGGTGTCGATTATGATTTGGGAGTCAGACAGTTAACCCCAAACAACAAAACACAAAAATGACTATCCAAACCCAAGCCGTTCAAAACCTGATCAACGCCATCGAAACCGCCCTCAAAGCGTCATGTGTCAGCTGTCCGAAGGTGATGCTTGACCACCTCCTTAACGTTGCTCAAGAGTACGTTAACGTCGAAGGCTACGCGTTTGACGTGGCACTCGCGAAAGCATGTGCTATCTATCCGGCAACCAAGTATTGCCCGGCAGTGGCTTACCAAAAATAATTCAACCCCCCCGCCACCGCCGGGATAGGCTCCGGCACCACCCATTAACCCAGAGTACAACATGCAGAGATAATTGACAGACGCGGAACGAAGGCAAGCTCAGCAGGCTTACAGCGGGTTATATAACCTGAATTGGCATGTTCATGGTCGCGTAGAGTTAGCAGAAAAACTTCTTGCAATGCTCAAGCACAACACCACCGACGGCCTCACTTACGTCGAGCCGCCGCTCACGGACGAGGATGCACGGGCTAGGCCGTGGGTAATGGTGCGGGATTGCGAAGATCACGAATGGTCTGGGCCGCGAAAACTTGCGGCTGTTACACCGCAAGCAAAAACAAAGTGCTATTACATTTTGTCCAACGATGGCAAAACCATTACAACTTGGGACCGATGCCGCCGCGCCACGCTGGCCGAGCTCGTCGGGGCAGGGCTGGACACCCCCGACGCTTGATTTCCCGCGGCGAATCTGCTAGCATGCTTTTCCCTTTGCAATGGGATCCCGAAGCTCGACAGGCGTTGTAAACCTGTCGGGCTTTTTTGTTGCCACCCTTGACAGGTGGCGACTCTCTCGACAATCCGGCTATAATGGATTCACCGGCATGTAAGCCGGTCTCATCTACAACACCGGAGGCATGAATGCGCAAAGCCGACTTGGTCAGGGCCGCTTTAGCAGAGGCACCCGACCGACCGACGCGGGAGATCGCGAAATATCTTGTCGCGCGATACCCTGCACTATTCACGACGTTTGAGTCGACCCGCGACCTAATCCGTTACCATCGCGGCGAAACGTACAAAGACAAAAAGCGGACCGACGAAAACACCGTCATCCCGAGGGCACCGAAGGCCAAGCGAAAAACACGACCGACAATTGGAATTCGCAAGCCCGGGCGTTACCTGATTTTGTCGGATGCTCACTTTCCTTATCACGACCCGCAAGCGATTGACGAAGCAATCCGGCACGGCATCGAGGCCAGATGCGATCACCTGATCCTCAACGGCGACATGCTAGACGCCTACCAGCAGAGCAAGTGGGTACGCGATCCAAACGCAAGGAGCATCGACGAAGAGATCAAGACGCTAGCGGGTTGGCTTGCCGATATTCGTCCGCATTTCAGCGGCGATTGTTATTACAAAATTGGCAACCACGAAGACAGGATCGAAAGCTATTTATTCGAGAACGCCCCGCAGATGATCGGCATGAGCAAGTGGGACTTGTGCAAGGTGCTTGCCGATCAATTGGGGCTGGACTCATCGTGGCAGATGATCGCGTCGAAGCAACTCTACACGCTCGGCACGCTCAATTGTTATCACGGCCACGAGCTGCCGAAGGGGCTTGTGGCGGCGGTAAACCCGGCCCGTGGGCTATGGCTCAGAACGCGGCAGACATCGATGGCGGGACACTTTCATCAAGCAAGTACCCACATCGAAACATCGGGCGACAAGCGGAAAACGTGGGTTTGTTTTTCGACGGGCTGCCTTTGCGATATGGCACCGGCTTACGCGTTGGTCAATCAGTGGAGTCAGGGCTTCGCTATTTTAGACCTCGACAGCAGAGGCCATTGGAAAGAGCAAAACATTCGCATACATGAGGGCAAGATATGGTAAGGCGACGCAAGCCGCTGCCGATTGATTGCACCTTGGGCGGCCGGGAGTGGCGGATAGAATTTGTGACGCGGTCGAGGCTGCCAAAAGACCTCGGAGCGTGTTACTGGGACAAGCGGCTAATCTTAGTGCGATACGATCAGCCGCCGAAAGAGATCGTCGACACGCTCATTCATGAATGCCAGCACGCTCTATCGGAGATCCATTTTGCGGCCGAAGCGTGGATCGATCAGACATCAACAGAGCTTGCCGACGTGTTGGATAGATTGGGCGTCAGGTGGCCGGACAACTAAAGGACAATGATGAATTTTTCAGCAAGGTTTGTGTTTTACTCAATTGCATGGCTTTTGATCACGTGCGGAATTGTTGTTTTTTCAATT